CTTGTTCCCTTTTTGTTTTTCTGATAGCTCAATTATTTTATTTAAATACCACATGGCTTTTTTTATATCTTCTACAGGTTTACCTTTATGCCACATTCTTAAAATATATTTAAGAGCATTACCTTGACAGTATAAAATTGTACCTTGATCACCTAACGCATCTTGAATAACATCAATGGCTTCATATTTACCTGCATTATAATGAGGTGGATTATTAACCATATCTGTATTATCTTTGCTATCCTTTAATACCATTAAGCATTGCCTTCAGTTTTAGTCCATTTACTAATATGATATACATTACTAATACTCTCATCAGCACTAGTATTTTTATTATTTATTAGGTTGTCTACCTCTCCTGACTTAGACATTTCATCCATTTCGAGATTTACTCTGTCTGCAAAATCAATATCTGTATTTAATAAATTAAAACAAGCTATTAAAGCAAAAGCAATATCAGTCAGTTGATCTGTTTCATCCTTAACTAAATTTTTAGTGGGCATTAGTAATGCACTAACGTCTACACTTTGTGTCCACTCATTATTTTTATTTAGTATAGGCTTTAAAATAACAGCAACGTCATCACTATCTAATGGTATTCCATCTTTTTCTACATCAAATTCATCTGTATCTTTAGACATACTTTTTCTCCCCTGTAAATTTAATAAAACTACTGTGTGTAATTGATTTTGCTACTTCATTTATCCAATCATTCGGAATTTCTTTTGTGGCATACACAAATTCATATTTACCACACCACTCAGCATAAGTTGTAGTTGATCTTTTGTTTAACTTCTTTCTACTATTTTCAAAAACAAATCGTATATCTAATTCTGGATGCTGTTTTTTTATTAGTAAATGTTTACGTCTATCTGTAGGTGTAAATAAACCTTTTGTTTCTATTATAATTCCATTAGGTAATAGAAAGTCAGGTGTATATTTTCTATAAGCCAAATCTTCCCACTCAATTTTCAAGGACTCATATGTTGCATGAACTCCGTTCTCTTTTAATTTATTCTGTACTTTTTCTTCAAGGCCACTTCTAAAACCTTTTCTTCTAGAGGCAGCATAAGCTTTTTTATTATACACTCCGTATCTCCGTGTAATTTTCCATTGGTAATATAGCAGCTCTAGAAACTAATGAAGGTCTTTCTTGTAAGTTAGGCCAACAACTATGTTTATAAGAACACCAAGAACACTCTCTAAGTAATTTTCTATTACCTGATGGTTTTTTTCTGTACGTTTCTTCTATGTCAGAATACACTCTACGAAATCTATTTTGTTTAAGTTCTTCTGTTAAGGCTGTAAATTTATGTACTTGATTCTCTACATTTATTCTATTATGAGCATCCACATATTTAAAACTTCCGTTGCCTTTATTTATAACCCACCAACCACCAACTTCAACATCGGCAGCACGAGCATATCCTGCTAATTGAGCTACATAACCAAAGCTATCATTCTCATTTAAACTATCAAAGTCTTTAAATTTATTCTCATAGCTCCAAGGACTAGCCGACTTAACATCATCAACTCTACCATTCATAATAAGATCAGGTGTACCGTCTATTAATACACCATTATTTAATTTCATTGTTACCTTTGTTCCGTTGTCATACTTAATACCACTGGCAGTTAATAAACCTTTAAATACAGCTTCGAGTACATCTCCAATCATCATATTAATAACAAAGTTAGATGACGGTGTACTTGCAGATGCTGGTTTATTTTTATCAAACCATAGTTGACAGTATGGTCTGCCTAGATTAGACATCCGTAACCTAAACTTAGAATTTCTTTTATCTACAAACTGTTTATATAATGATTCTTTTACATCAGATATAATTTGATCAATAATTTGAGGGGACATTGTAGCATCGTCCCCTCTTAATGAACCCAGGTACTTATGTACCATTAACTCGACTGGATTAGTTAACATTTAATTATGCTACAGCTTCTGAAACATCGACAAATTCATCAATGGTTTCTTTGTTGGTGACAGTAGTTTTACTAGCATCATTGAATGATCCAACAACCCAATCATTATAACCAGTAATCCAATCATTAAATTGAATAAAAGTTTCTTGATCTTTATCACTTAATGTAATTTCTTTTGGATCAAGAGATACAACTGGTAAGTAAAATTTTGCACCTGTAGAAATCTGTTTTTCTTCTGTATCTAAATTAATAAAATACTGAGGTAAAATTCTATTTTGTTTAACCATTTGTGCAATAGGCACACCTAATGTTTTAAATGCATCACGGTTATCTACTTCCCAGATAAATGGAGTGCTTTCTTTTGGAGACAGCTCTTGGCCTTTATCATCTAAAGGACTATCAAAAGTTGCTTCTCCAAATAAAACTCTCACTCGTTTAATAGATTTAATTAAATCTTTTTGTTCTTGAGGAAGAGCATTATAATCATCAATCCATCCACTAGGTTTACCACAATTAAATGTTCCTATATTATCTCTAAGATCACCCTTGAGATCATTAGCCATTTCAGTTTTAACAAACATACCTTTTCCCTCTGGGCCACCAGAACTTACATACTTTTTGTACATAAATTTTTGATTAAACAAACGTATCTTTGGATTGCGTTGATATATTTTTGTGTCTGTATCTGTCAGTGCTAAAACATATGATCCAGCATCAACAACTTCAACACGTTTAACCTTACCTTTGATAGTTGTTTCACCTATCACTCCAGAGTGATCTATCTTTAAACGTGCTAATGTAGAACCTTGCTTCTTAGTTTTTGCATCTGCATTCATACCCATTGCTTCTGCAAGTTGATTAAAGTTACCTGAATTTATATTCGTAATTTCTGTTGACATATTTAAATCCTTTATTATCGTTGTCTATAAATGTGAATCTATTTTTAATACAATTATATTTTAGGCTACCTCCTTTTGTTCTAACCAGTTAGTCCCTATTTTTGCTTCAAGAAGTAGAGGAACATTCACTTCTACATGATATTTACTTTTTAAAAGGGGTATGAGATTGTTCTGTACTTTAGATATTATGTTTAATACTTCTCCCTTTTCTTCTGGATGTACATCAATAACTATTGAATCGTGGACAGAGTTTACCACACAACTATTAAGTCCATCAAGTTTATTATAAATCTCTACTAACACAAGGGGTACAATATCAGCAGTAGCAAATGATTGAACTGGATAGTTTTTAATCTGTGTAAAGTTAGTTACTGTACCGTCCCTTTTTCTTTTTACATTTAAAAATTTAAATTCCCTACCACTAGGTATTCTAATAAATCCCTTACCTGTAACTTGACTAGCTAATTTCTTATGCCACTTGGCAATTCCTTTGTACTTATTTTTAAAATGTTCATAATAAGTAGCTTCAGCTATTGTTCTTCCGTAACCTGTAGCACCATATAAAGGAGCAAAGGTATGCATCTTAGCTACTTGTCTAGTTGTAGGTTGTCCTGCATCTGTAATTACTTTAGCTGTATAATTATGAACATCAAAACCTTCAGTCACTTCTTTAATTGCAACAGGGTCTTGACTTAGATAAGCAGCCACTCTAAATTCTAATTGTGCAAAGTCAGCTTCAAGTATCTTGCCCCCATCAAACCTAGATACAAATACTTTCTTAACTGGGAAGGTAGATCCTCTAGGCATGTTTTGCATATTAGGATTAGAACCACTAAATCTACCAGTAGCTGTTATGTGTTGATTTAATCTTACATGAAGCAGTCCATCGGGTTTGATGTAATTTGCAATACCCTCTACAAAATTAGATAGATAACTATTAATAGCAGATAGTCTAGTTAATTGACCTAGAAATACTTTAGCTTCATCCATGCCTTTGCTAGAAGCAAACCTTTGCAATATTTCTAAGTTACCTTTAGAAGTTCCAAATCCATTTGCTGATGCCCACTTAGCACTAGGGGGTGTAAATTTAAGACCAGCTATTTTACTTAGAGGTGTATAAATAAAACCTGATCCAATACAAGTGGAACATTTTGTTCTATTTTTAAATGGGTTACCATCTTTTTTCTTCTTATAAAAAGATCCTTTACCCACACAGGGAATACATTTAGTAGCTTTGGTTTTATATAAAGTTTTAAAATTACTCCTGATTAAACTTTTAAATACAGGAAGAGGAGTGTATGGATTAACACACTCAGCCCATGCTTTTTTATTTATTAACTTTCTACTAAACAAAACCCAAGATAATTGTTCTGGGCTGCTCAAATTAATAGGAGTATCTCCCATCAACTCTTTTGTAAAACTATTAAGCTTGTTTTCTAATTCGTTCTTTTCAGAAACAAATTCTGTCTTTACATTTTTTAATGCTTCTATATTTATTTTAAATCCAGACTGATACATTCTTGTAAGTACAACAGCAACTTCATTTGTTATTTCAATTGTATTTCTTAATCCAGAATCCTCTGGAGTACTTAGTCTAGCTTGCTGTTTGTTGTAGACTTCTAATGTAGATTCAACATCATGTCTTAAATAAAGTTCTAACTCTGCTCTAGGTATATCTCTAGTAGAGTAGCCCTTTTTAAAATACTCCTTAAGAGTATCTTGTTTTAAGACATTACAATTATACTTAATTGCTACTGCACCTAAACCTAAAGATGAAGGTAGCCCCCTATTAAAGATGTACTCACATAGCATAGTATCAAATACTTTACCTGTATATTTAAAACCAGATTCCCACAACCAAATAAGATCATGGGAGATGTTATGGCCTACTAAAATATCAGTCTTATCTAAAATGTTTTGTACTGCAAAACGGTTAGATATAAGATCATCATCTTTAGTAATGTCACTATGGTCGAAAATATAAGTGGATGTATTTTGAGTATCGAGTGGGTGAACACCAACCATAACCAAAGTATTTCCCCTCTCGAATGGATCAAGGTGTAGCTTATTGTTTTTAGTAGTAACTGTATTTTCAACATCTAATATTGTTATCCTCATTTAGTTAACCTTTTCAAGGTCTTCTATTTGCTTATCTAATTCCTCAATATATTTTTTCTCCCTCATTACATTTACTTGCAGTACTAAGTTATCTAAAAGAACATCACGAGTAAATGCTTCATCTCCAACGTAGCATCCTTGTGGATATAAAACATTTATAACATGTAATAGTTTATTCCTGTCATGTACGGATATTGTGTTAAGTAATTTATTAACATTCATGATGTATATTCCCCTGTTGTAAAGTCAAACTCACAATTAACAATACGGTGAACCCCTGATATTTTATTTTTAACAATGTTTAAATACCGTAGTCCATCGTCCTCTGTCTGGTCATTCATAGGTGGATTCCTAGCTATCAATACCATTAGATCAGATTCACCTGCTAGACCAGTTTTACTACCCTCAATCATTGCTTGACTGAGAACAATCTTTCCTTCAGCTTCTGCTGATAGTTGTGTGCAATAGACAACTAAACACCCATATATTTTACCTATGTTCCTAGCATAGATTGCATTTGCTTTTAATACCTCATGATTATTTGTTGATGATCCCTCCTCTGAAAATTTACTACCTATATCCATTACTACAATATCAGGTTTATAGTTTTTAATTACAGACTCTGCCCATGTCATGGTCTTGCCAGTTGCATCTACAAACTTAATATTATTTTTAATAGGATCATACAACCTGTGAGCTTGTGTTTTATCTGCAATGATTTGCTTCATAGTCATACCAGTTGCACTTGTTAAATATCTACTAGCAATTCTCTCTGGTTTTTCTTCATTACATAACACTAATATGTTTGCACCTTGACTAGCCCAACCATTAGGTGATGCACATAAGGTAGCATGAAAGCTAGACTTACCTACATTAGACCTAGCACCTATTACAAATAGCATACCCCCGTCTAATCCTTGAACAGCATTGTGTAAAGAATTAATATTCAATTTATATTTTGTATTACCTGATGTAGCTTCTATCAAGTTATCGACAGATGCATTAATAAAGTTAGCCTTTACATTAGGAGTAAAATTATCCTGATAACTTTCTAGTATATCTCTTAGAGGTTGCATTGTAGTTGCATCCCCATTTACATATTGAAACCCTAAATTTGCTACCTCTTGACCAACCAATTGTCTAAACATATTAGAAAGTAATTCATCAGCAATATCTACACCTAAAGCTGTTGCTTTAGAAATGTTTTTAAATAGTAAAAAGAACTGGTGCTTTTGTGCTGTTGTTAGTGTTGGATTTTTTGAAAAGAATAATGCTTGCACTTCATCTAAAGTTAAATCTCTTGAGTACTCCTGCATTGCATGGTCAATTACCTCTTTAACTTTTCTTAAATCTTTAGTAAATAATTTATTTGGACATTTAGTTTTAGTTGTCGAATAAAATTCTTTATTTAGTAGGCTCTTTAATAGTGCTTGTTCCATGAAAATCCCTTTTTAATTTCAGCAAGTACTGAATGTCTTCTTGCTTTCTATATTTAATATCATCTAATAACTTTAATGCAAAAGCATCAATGCCATTTCCCTTGAGTACTTTTGTATACTCTATTGTTTTAGCTGCTGCATCTGGATCAAGAGCTACTATTACTTTTGTATAACCCCTTAGTGTTTCCATTTGACCTGGTGTTAAGTTTGTCCCTAAAATTGCTATGCCAGTAAGGTCTAGTGTTTCAATTACAGATGCACTAATACAGTCCTCTACCACTACTGCAATAGTACAATTACCTCTAACAAAACCCTCTGAGTAATCTCCATACCTTTTCCATTTAGGTAGAATGCTTGAATCTACTGATCTACCTATGGCATCTACCAATACCGTACCATTATGCATAGGGAAAACAATTCTATCTTCTTTAATATCATATAGAAGTCCTAAATTTTCAGGGTCTATATCAAAGGGTTCACAAAATTTATATATTAAAGCTTCCTGATCTTTTGATTTAACAACATGATCTGGCATACGAAATGATGTTGTCTTTTCTATATTCAAATTATGTGGGTTGTATTCTTGATTTGGTGTAATACGAATATTTTGTTGAGACATTAATTTTTTAATCTCCTCTACTGTTAAATGTAACGAACATTTACCTGACAAACCACAGCTATTAGAATAGCAATTCCAGAGCAACTGCCCCATATTATTAGTGGCTGTAAAAGTATTAACTTTACCACAAGATGGACACTTACCTCTATGTCTACTACCATCTTCTAAATCTAAATCTTGAACATATTGTTTTATGTGCATATCATTAGCCCTCAGTTACTAAGTTTTATAATGTAAATTTAATAATCAACCATCAAAGATGTTGTCTCGCAACTATTATATTGTCTATGTGTAGTTTCATCTTCTAAAAATAATTGTAAATGAAAGTCATATAACCTGTTAGCTTTTTGTATTGCATCTCTACCAGAGTCAAAAGTTTCTAATTTTTCATAGCTGGTTTGTTTGTTATTAAAATACACCTGATAAACTTCTTTAACATTACCTTTGGTATCTCTCAACCTTTGATTCACACGTAAAACTTTTATTTCTATATCAGATATTGAATATCTTATGATGTAATCTTGTGTAACAATCATAGTAGTCCCTTATTAAATATACATATATATATCACTCTCGGTGGGGTGAGTCAGAAGTCTAGCATTTATATTTAAATCTGTCAAACTTATTCATAATTTAACGTCTCGTATTAGCTTTTCTAAAATTGTTTTATCTTGTTTAAGTACTTCTTGTTTAAGTAATTCAAGAGCTTTTAATTTAGCTTCTGTGTGATTATTGTTTATTAAATACTCATACAATTTATAATAATCAGAGCTTGATTTAATACTTTTTGATGGTGTGTATACATCTAGAATTCGATCTAATATATTTCTAAATTTATCTCCATGTACTTTAGCACTCATATTATCTACCCTTTCAATTATAATTTTTATTGTTAATTTTTATTGTTAATTATTTTTTTTTACCATTCCACTTATATCTTTTGTGATATGCAGTGTACTTACCTCGACCTTCTGTAAACACACCTACTTTTTTACGATCTTCAATTTGTTTATTTGGCAATAAAGAACTAATAAAATCAGGCATATTTTCTCCATACAAATAACTTCTAAAGTATCTGGGGTGATGGTCTTTTTCGTCTTTGTATTTATTTTTTTCTCTGTTTACTTGCCTAATAAAGTCTGAATACCATTTGGCATGTTCTGGTACAGTATATATTCTCCTATTAACCATTTTACTTTTTATAGCAAGGGTCATTTTTCCATCGTAATATTTTGATATATAAATATAACTTTCACTCATATTATTTACCCCTTTTTAATTTAATATTCTTTTATTATTCTTTTTACAATTCTCTTTTTTTGTGATGACTCTTAAGTTCCAAGGAACGTGTAACCCAGAAACCTCTTTGCTTAAGATAGGCTCAATATGATCTACCTCCCACACTGTATTAGAGTTATCCATAGTATTCATGCGATCTCTTTCTTTATAAACATCTTGTATTGCATTATGCTCTTTTTTAGTTATTTTCATTTGATTTAACAAAAGCATTCTGTCTTGTCTTTCACTAGCATTACTAAACTTATCTCCTCTAAAATTTAATTTTACTTTTTTATTAAAATTATTTAATAAACCTGTACATTTTTTTCGTAACTCATGTCTTTTATTAATTGAATCTTTTAAATAAAGAATCAAAGCTCCTTTTTCTGGCAAGTTTGAATCTGTATTTTTTAATGAATCTAATAATGTATCTCTAAATTTATGTTGATGATCTTCTGCTGCATTATCAAACATTGAACAATCTTTAACTAGCTCTTTAAATTTTCTAGATATACCTGCTGCACTAAAAGTAGATGCATTTTTAGAGTAGTAATAAGAAAAGTGTTTACTTAATTTACAAACTGTCATTGAATTAAGACCTGCCTCATCACACATATTTCTAAGCTCTCTTATATAATAAAGATTACTAGGCAATATTTTTTTTAAATATAAACTATTAGTATTCATATTATCTACCCTTTCTTTTAACATCTTCATTAAAATGTAAAAGCATGCACTCAGCTCTTAACCTTTCCTCACTCCAGTAGAACTCTGCCCTACTTACTGTACTCCCATCATCATAACCTTTTTGATAAGCTACCTGCCAGACCTCGTGCAACTGCTGTTTTGATACATCAAGAGTGAAGTAAACAAACAGTCCTCCAAAAAGAATACACAATACATATCTCATTTAAATTCCTCCCTTTTAGTTAAAGCTTCTGTAGCACTAGTTAAAGTATTTTTCATATACGGTGTTAAAGATTGTGCATTTGAATGTCCAGTAACTGCCATGATTTGAGGTAGTGGAACTCCTGCATCTACCATTTCTGTAGTTCCTGTTCTTCTCATATCCATAATCCATAAACTATCAGGTAGTCCAGCTTCTTTTTTTATTTTTTTACTCACAGAACCTAACAATAATTTATCGTAAGGTTTACTGAGTATTCTTCCATAATATATTTTAGGAGCAATATAAGGTTGTCCGTCAAATCCAACATCACCATGTTGATTCACCAACATTTCATGTAGATGTTTAGGTGTAGGTAATTCAACTCTTGCTCTTCTTTTAGATTGCTCTAGTTTAAGAACTCCTGTATCTAAATTATAATTCTCCCACTTTAAGTTAGACATATCGGTAAGTCTTTGACACCAGGTATATGCCATTTGAACTATCAAACCAACAGACCTCCATGCAAAACGTGAGTAAGCTACATCTAAAAAAGATTTAAGATGGTCTTTAGTCCACACTTCTTTTCGAGATCTGTGAGATATTCTTTCTATATTTGTAAAAGGATTACTACTACATTCTCCTATACTAATACCAAAATTAAATATTCTAGACATGACTGCTTTGACATGGTTAGCTGTTGGTACTCCCCTTTTTTCTGCACAAGAATTATAAAACTTCTGAACCTTTGGGGTATCTAAAGAACTTATCTTTATATCTTTATCTCCCATAAATACTTTTATGAAAAACAAATAATCTTTTTTTGTTTGATTAGCAAGTCTTTTGTAAGATACAGAATTTAAATACAATAAAATTAAACATTGCTTAGATTTCTTTATCAAAAGTTTACCTATAGATTTTTCTTCTGATTCACTATTTACCACAATTTACCCTCCCCTGTACAATGTTTAATTGTTTTAACTCTCCTAGAAAGCTTCATTACTTTTTTTCTCCTCTTAATTTTCTGATCTCTTGACTCACTCCAAAGAGAACTCTGCTTTGATTTATCTCGCATAGGTTTTAACAAAGCCTGTTTAATCATTTATTTTTCTCCTAAAAATTTTAATCTGCCCCATTTAAAAAATATTCAATGACTGCTTTTATATTTTTCTTGGACACTGTTTTTGGAATAGGTGAATCAGGTTCTGATTTTTTACTTGAATAAAAATATAAACTACACACATTTTTATCTATAGAACTTTGGTGTATCTCAACAACCCTGTTACCTTTGGATCGGTAAACAGGGTTTGAATTGATTGTATCTTCACCATGAATGTTACTAGCTATTGTTGATAACATAGACACCTCTATATATTGTGAAGTTAATAATTAAGCTGCGATGCCTAGTTGCCCGAATGAGATACCATTTATAACATCTTGTATATCTCTCTCCATGCGAATACGTTTAGAGGTCATACAAGTGTCACTCTTCTTGGGTAATCTATCTACATGGGAGGACAGGTGAGTAAGAGTATTTAATACTCTGTACTTGTTATTACCTAAACCTGCATAACTGTCATAGAATCCCATGATCCTATTAAGTAAAGACGCATTAGGCTTAATGCCTGTCTTAGTCCTATAAAAAGCTACATTATCTCTAAAGAACTCTATAGCCTGACCTCGTAAAACTCTAACCTCACGCATCTGATTCATGACAGATGCTTGTTTCCTAAGATGTACAGGAAACTGTGAAGCAATCTCTCCTACTGTATCAGGGTTGCTAAAGGTTGTATGCTTCTGATAGATAGATGAACCTTCATTTCTACCTACAGACAACATACCATTAAGACAAGCTAGACGTAACACCATTGCATTGATAGACCTTAGTACTGTCTGGTCATGTGAATCCCTCAATACAATTTTAGTACAGGCTTCTTCATTCAACTGCTTGTTGTAGTTCTCATTAGGTAACTTCAACTCTGTAGAGTAGGCTACAGGCTCTCCAATTCTATTGTGGATAATATTCCACATGACTTGTAACCCACCTAAGTCTAATCCAGATTGTTGCAACCCCTCAGAAAATGTTTCCCACATATCTTTAAAGTTATCTACTCTATGTCTAGACTTACCAGACCCAATAACACCATCTGTGTTTGGATTGATAGTCCAGAATTGATTGGGTATCTGAATACCATTACGAATCTGTGGCTCTCGAATTGGTGTGAAATCTAGTTCCTGTGGAAATGTGATTGTATCTACTAACATATGTTTCTCCCTATAAATTTACTGCATTAAGAACAGTATAACACCTAAAGTATTATATGTGCGGTACTACAAAAAATATTTATAAAAATGGTGCATAGCCTAATAAAATCAAAAGTCCTATAGCTAATACACAATTACCGAATAGTTTTAAAAATTCCATAATTAATCTAATCCTCCACCCATATCTGGGAGTTCTTCATATTTATGTTTAGCCTTTGTAATAATTAAAGACTCAATTTGATATAATGTTTCAGAAGAAAGTTGTACTACTGATAGTAACTCACCTAGTCTCATTCTATTTACCTCGGTGAGAGCTTCGTCATAACATCTTTCTTTCAAGATTGTGTTAGCTTCATTGCTCATATATTAATCCCCCCAAAAATTATCATGTT